AGGTACACGGGTCAGTGGAAGACTCATGTACCTGCTTTACTTAAAAAGGCAGGACACAATGTTCAAATTATCTCTGGCCCTGAGGATATTCCTACAGCCACTACTCCTGGTGCTTTTCTTAATTTTGGTGGCACCAATATATACAAGTCTCGGCAGGTTGAGCAAATGGGCCGTTTATTTTGTAGCGGATCCGTTCATCCCGGCGACCACTTTATTTTTACTGACGCTTGGCATCCGGGCATTATAAACTTAAAGTATATGAGTGAGCTGTTGCAGATTCCAGTAACCACACATGGCCTTTGGCATGCTGGTTCATACGATCCTCAAGATTTCTTAGGACGTATTGTCGGGCCTAAGAAATGGGTAAGACGTGCAGAACAAAGTTTCTTTCACGGATTTGATCATAACTATTTTGCTACTGAATTCCATGTGAAATTATTCTTTGACGAATTGTTACACAACGGTGCTCCTAGCGAAAACCCCTGGTATCACGAGGACTGGGAAGAACGTTACGAAAACGGAAAAATTGTACGTAGTGGTTGGCCAATGGAATATATGGATCATACGTTGGATCTTTACAAGAGCATGCCAAAGCGTGATCTTATTTTATTCCCGCACCGGATTGCTCCAGAAAAACAAGTTGAAATTTTCCGTGACTTGGCAACACACTTGCCACAATATGAATTCGTAGTATGTCAGGATCAACAATTAACAAAAAATGAATATCACAACTTGCTAGGTGAAGCTAAAATGGTATTCAGTGCTAACTTGCAAGAAACACTGGGTATTAGTTGTTACGAAGGCGCAGTAGTTGACGCTATCCCATTGGTGCCGGATAGACTTAGTTATACAGAAATGTATTATGATACATTCAAGTATCCTAGCGTATGGACTGAAAGTTTTGAAACGTACGAAGTTTATCGACAAGATTTATGTCGATTAATTATCGAACATATGGCTAATTACAATACACGTATTCCACAGATTCGTAAACAGACACACCTTTTAACTGAAAACTTTTTCTCAGCACATGCATTGTTAGAAAGATTAAAATGATACTTGAACTGTTAGAACGCTTGGATCGCAAACGCATCATTATGGATCGTCAGTGCAACGAGCCGTTACTAACACGCTATTATTTGTTTTTGAAAGAACGTAAGAATTTTCCATTCAACGTGTTCTTACACAAGTTTCACAAAGGTGATCCTGGCGATGTGCATGATCATCCATGGCCCTATTTTACATTAATACTGGCAGGCGGTTATTACGAATGGATACTTAGCGGCAACTGTGAAGTACGCAAATGGCGTGGGCCTGGACACTTTAGATTTTGTAGTGCTACAAGTTATCACCGTATTGAATTAAAATCAGATGTTACGCCCTGGACGTTGTTTATACCAGGGCCACATAAACGAGAATGGGGATTCCTCGTTAATAAAAAATGGATACATAATGAGTTATACTTATACGACAAACAACACAACGGCTAATACCGGCACTGACTCTTCAACTGGTTACGGTGCAATTCCGCCGTTAACTACTTCTCAAGTGTTTACAATTAATACTGGCGCAGGCGGCGCTGGCAATGCTAGTATATTTGGCAGTGCTGGTGGCGCTGGTAATATTACACTAAATGGCGGTAGCCACATTTATACTAGTCCCACTGTAAGTATGGGCGGCAGTAGTGGTCAGATTTATACAACTACAGGTACCAACGGTGTAAATTGGGCTAATTCAAATGACAATGTTATGATTGTCAAACAAACTCCACCAGAATTAGAAGTTAAAGGTCGAATGGTTATCAACGGTAGAGACTTGGAAGAACGGTTAAAGACAATTGAAAAAGTCTTGAGTATTCCCGAAAGAGATGTTATACTTGAAAAGAAACATCCAAAGTTAAAAAAACTGTATGATGAATACATTGCGGCATTGGGAAAATACAGAACATTTGAAGCAATCAAAGGCGAAGATGAATAAAATTTATTACACATGGCAACAAGTAGAAGGTGCTTGTTTAGACATAGCTAGACAGATTCGTGCTAGTGACTGGGAACCGGATTACATCGTAGGTATTGGCCGAGGGGGATTGATCCCTGCTAATTTGTTAAGTCAGTATATGGGTATTAAAATGTCCAGTTTAGATATTAGTTTACGTGACGGTGGCGATACTGTCAGCAACTGTGGCATGGCTGAAGATGCTTTTGGATACAATGCGGCGGGAGTCGGTGATCCATGTTGTAAAAATATTCTCATTGTTGATGATATCAACGATCAAGGTTCGACTATTGCCTGGATCAAACAAGACTGGCAATCCAGTTGTTTGCCTAACGATGCTCGCTGGTCGCATGTGTGGGGACAGAATGTTCGCTTTGCTACACTTACTAACAATCTCAGTAGCAAAGAAGATGTAGACTATTCCGTATGGGAAGTTAACAAAGCAGAAAAAGATTGTTGGCTAGTTTACCCTTGGGAGGATTTTTGGCTATGAAGATTTTTTTAAAATTTATTTTAGGTGTTGCTATTCTAATAGTAGCAGTGGCAGTCGGACCAATCTTAATGATTTGGTCATTGAACACGCTATTTCCAACATTGGCAATTCAATACACATGGGAAACTTGGACCGCGGCTTTCTTGCTATCTGCGCCGTTTGGTAGTGGCTTGTTCAGGAAATCCAAAAAGGATTAATATGACCCCGGAAGAAGAGAGAGATCATCTTGAGAAAAAGATTCAACAAGTAATATTAGATATCGATCTGCTTAGACAAAAAGGCACTGACGATAAAAAACTTAATGTTATGATACTTTATCAAGAGTATCTCGAGGACGAACTCAAAAGACTACAAATAAAGTTGAACGGGGTTGGCAATGGGTGACGGTGGAAAGGGAAGTAAACCTAGACCATTTAGCGTTAGCCAAGATGAATTTGCTAACAATTTTGAAAATATATTTGGTAAAAAGGATAAGGACATGCAAGTAAGAGTAAAAGAAGATCCAAAAGAATTTGGCAAGTGCGGTTGTGGTCGTAGCCCAAGTGGCTACTGTTGTGGTTGGCATGGGCTGACCGAAGAACAATATGCAGATCGCAAAGAAAAATACGAAACAGGCAAACAGGATCTGAGTGGAAAAGACATTTAATCGAATTGTGGTGTTGTGGGATAATCAAAACGGATTCTGGTGGAATGAAACATGTGCTATGGTATTAGAAGTGTTTGGACTGCCTGGAGATCGTTACGAATCCAGACCATCACACGATGCTATGTTTTTTGATTTTAAAAATAAAAAAGATGCTGACTTATGTCGTATCTTATTAAGTGAGAGATTATGATAGTATTTCAAAATCAGTGGGAAACATTTGAATCTTTTGATTTTGATAATTTAATCACAGCCGCAGATCAAAAATCAGCAATGGCTGATATTAGAGCTATTATAGATTCTGGCAAATACTTTACCAATAGTCCTAGATATCAAACTAATGTAAATGTGTTTGGACAATCTGGCGAACATTGGATGAAATTTAAAATGAGTTTCATCTTCAGTTGTTTTATGTATTTGAAAGAAGAAGTAAAGATCGATCAAATACAATCTTGGAGTTTTATGACTTCAAACAAAACAGTTGAAGATAGAGATAAACTTTGGCATACACACCAATATGGTAGCGAAAGAACACTGTCGGGTATATACTACTTGCATATTCCAGATGACATTACAGATATGAATACTTGTGGAACTGAGTTTGCTATAAACGGTTTGGATGATCCAGAACGCTTTACAGTCAAACCCGAACAGTACAAGTGGTTGATTTACCCAGGAAAAACTTGGCACAGACCTTGCCCGCCGCAGTCTAGTCAGGATCGATTTGTAATTGCGGCAGACATGGTATTTTAAGGAGAATTATATGTACCACGAAAGTTTAGATGTTAAAGAATTTGTTGTCAAAGAAAGTGCTGGCTTCTGTGTGCGTGTTCGTACACACGAAGTAATTTCTCCAAAAGGATTGTACAGTTTAGATTTTATCCAAGAAAGTTTGAACGATAAAGGCGAAGTACAGTCTGATCAAACTTATAATTTTTTCATGACAAAAGATGAGGTCCGGACTCTATGCAATGGTCTAATGTCAAACGTTATCTAAGCAGTTTACTCATTGTAATAGTCATTACAATAGTGTTTATTATCCCTGTTATATTCTTATCCATACCAAAACCAGAAGGTGTTTGGATCAATTGCGGAGTCAGTGAAATTAGTCCCGATTTCACTACAGAGATGCGTGAAGCATGTAGACAACTTCGAGCAACAAATAACTTGCAAAAACCTAAATAAACCTATATACTATACACATAGGAGTAATAAATGACTGAATCCGTAACGTATAACAACATAGACGACAAAGGCTATGAAGAAACTAACCTAGCAGATGCTATTCGCTTTAAAATGAAGCGTGATGGTAAAAGGTTTTGGGCTGGCGATAACGTCAGTGATTATCTACACGAAGATGATAAAAACATTCTAATTGAAGAAGCAACAATAGCTTTTGAAAAAGTATTGGATACTCTACTAATTGATAGAGAAAATGATCCAAACAGTAAAGGTACAGCTCGGCGTCTAGCCAAGATGTACTTCAACGAAATTATGGAAGGTCGTTATGTTCCAGCACCAGATGCAACAGCATTTCCAAATGACTCTGCAGATCGCTACGAAGGCATGCTCGTGGTTCGCAGTGAGCTACGGTCCATGTGCTCTCATCATCACCAGCCTGTGGTTGGGGTTGCCTACATCGGTATCATTGCCGCTAATAAACTCATTGGTCTTTCTAAATATACTCGTATCGCACAATGGTGTGCTCGTCGAGGAACACTACAGGAAGAACTCTGCAACGACATAGCCCGTGAAATCCAAAAAGCCACAGGAGCAGAAAACTTAGGTGTATATATTCAAGCCACACACGGATGTTGTGAAAATCGTGGTATTATGGCACACAGTAGTCTGACACAGACCACAGTACTAACTGGTTCGTTTAAAACTGATCCGGGTGCTAAGAAAGAGTTTTTTGATAATATTAAATTACAACAGGAGTTTGCCCCAAGATGACAACAGCCCAAGAACTAACTGATCAATTGATCAACCGTGCAAAAAATTTACAAGAGTTTGTGGTTCAACGTGAGTGGGAAGAAATCCCAGCAGGCGTTGTTCGATTTAATATACAGCACACACAAGGACATCTTGCTAGAATTTTCGTGCCTGCTCTCACACAATCAGAAGCAGAATCTATGGTCAATGAATGGTTTGAAGAGGAAGTATAATGGACCCTAAACACCTGTACACATTTAGATGGACACAGCCGTACTCAACATACCGACAACGTCCGTATTTGCGTAGCCAGCATGAAGCATACGAACAACTAGTCGAACGGTTCCTTGAAGATGGTAATTTTAAAGAAGCAAACATAGCAATAGAAAGAATAATGAAATTATGAACTGGTTTAAACGAATAATAGTCAAGTGGGTACGTGAGGATTGGGAAAATTCTGGACGAGTTCCGCAGGAAGATTGGGACCCAAGTACCAAAATGAGTCGTGGCAATTCTATCAGCACTATCAGTGGTCGTGCCAATGTTGACAGCGAGCCCACACTTCAATTCAAAGTGTACAGTGCTGTGGGCGGAAAGATTGTGGAGTTTAGTCGCTATGATCCAAAGTCTGACAGAACTGACCGTCAAATTTATATTATTGGCAAGGAAGAAGACTTTGGCGAAAAGATTGCTAAAATTTCAACATTAGAGGCGCTACGATGAACACACAGGTACCAGCAGAAGGCATAATGAAAACAAACGATTGGGGAGACAGCAGAGTCTATCGAATTGCTTGTAATTGTGGTGATGAAAATCACAATCACAACATGTGGGTGGAAGCAGATGATTGTGACATTGTTGTAACCATTTATACCACAGGCAAAACAAACTGGTGGAGTAAAACACGCTGGTATCACATTTGGACATTGTTAACCAAAGGTTATATTGATACTGAATCCACTGTACACTTAACCAAACAACAAGCACTTAATTATGCTGAAACTTTGAAAAGTGCCATTGATGATCTCGAAGCTTTTCGTAATGCTAGACAACACAACGAAGAACGTGCTACAATAAAAAAAATGGCAAATGAACAGGATTGTGTATGAGCAAAATTAAAATAGCGGAACTGTTTTACAGTATCCAAGGTGAAGGACGCTACATGGGCGTCCCGTCTGTGTTTCTACGCACATTCGGTTGTAACTTCAAATGCGCTGGCTTTGGTATGCCACGTGGTGAAATAAGTCACGAAGCAACTGACATTGCGGCCACACACAAAATGATTACGCCGTTTACAACATATGAAGAACTTCCTTTGGTTTCTACGGGCTGTGATAGTTATGCTAGTTGGCATCCTGATTTTAAAGAACTTAGTCCAATGCTCACTTCAGAAGCAATCGCCGACAGAATCTCGGAAATTATTCCATTTGGAGAATGGCGAGACGAACACTTAGTTATCACAGGCGGTGAGCCCTTGTTAGGTTGGCAACGTGCTTATCCAGACTTGATTAACAACACCAAGATGCGCGGATTGAAAGAAATTACATTTGAAACAAATGGTACTCAGAAACTTACACCAGAATTTAAAGAATACTTGAGAAAGTGGAACAGTGTAGTAGGTAGAGAACTTACATTTAGTGTAAGTGCCAAACTGCCATGTAGTGGCGAAGTGTGGGAAGAAGCTATCCTTCCAGAAGTGGTTTGTGAATACGAACAAGTTGGCACAGCATATTTGAAGTTTGTTATTGCCACAGAACAAGACTTTGCTGATGCTGAGTGTGCTATTGCGGCATATCGTACAGCAGGATTTAAAGGACACGTTTATCTGATGCCAGTAGGCGGTGTAGAAAGTGTATACGCAATGAATAATAAAAACGTAGCAATACTGGCTATGAAAAACGGCTTACGTTATAGCGACAGATTACAAGTGCCGTTATTTAAAAATGAATGGGGTACTTAATGAAAAAGTTTATACAAAAGATTTTTGGTATTACAAAGTTAATTGAAGAAAAGGACTTAGCGTTAGCTGAAGCAAGCAAAGCTAAGGAAGCAGAAGAACATGCTAAAATGTCTCCAAAAGAACGTGCTAACAAAAGAAAAGAACCGTGGGTAGCTGTACTAGAAACGCATGTTAACAAAGATAATCCAGCAAATGGATTTTTTGAGCTTGACTGGAATGAATATTTTGTGCTACAATTAAGACAAGCAGGTTACGGTTACGAAGGTGATACTGATGAATTGATTGTTGACTTGTGGTTTAAAACACTAGCACGTAACATGCTTAGTGATGAGGGTTTGGATTTGAATCGTAGTCAAGGTTTTATTAATGTTCAGAAACTGGACGCAAACAGATCGGAAATTGGATGACATATATTATAGTTGATACTGCTAACACATTCTTTCGTGCTAGACACGTGGTTCAAGGCAGTGCTGACATTAAGTTGGGTATGGCATTCCACATTACCCTCAACAGTATTAAAAAAGCATGGCAAGACTTTGGTGGTAGCCATGTGGTGTTCTGCCTCGAGGGTCGAAGCTGGCGCAAAGATTTTTACAAGCCTTACAAAGCCAATCGTAAAGAAGCTAGAGATGCATTAACTGAACGCGAACAAGAAGAAGACAAATTGTTCTGGGAAGCATTTGACGAATTTAAAAAATTTGTTACCGAAAAAACTAATTGCACTATACTACAGCATCCACGTTTAGAAGCTGACGATTTGATTGCAGGTTGGACACAAGCTCATCCGGATGCAAAACATGTTATCATTAGTACAGATGGCGACTTTGCGCAATTGATTAAACATAATGTAAGTCAGTATAACGGTGTAGGCGATTTGCATATCACGCATGAAGGCACATTTGATGCCAAGGGCAAACCTGTTAAAGACAAAAAGACAGGCGAGCCTAAGGCCGCACAAGATCCAGAATGGATGCTGTTCGAAAAATGTATGCGTGGCGACACTAGCGATAATGTGTTTTCGGCATATCCAGGTGTGCGTACTAAAGGTTCTAAAAACAAAGTTGGTCTTACTGAAGCATTTGAAGACCGTAAGAGCAAAGGGTTCTCTTGGAACAATCTCATGTTGCAACGTTGGGTCGACCACGATGGTCGAGAACATCGTGTGTTAGAGGATTATTTGCGTAACGTACACTTGTGCGATTTAACAGCACAACCCGAAGACATTAAACAATGTATTCGTGAAACAATTGAAACAAACGCAATATCTAAGAGTGTAGATCAAGTGGGTATTCGTATGCTTAAATTCTGCAATGCATGGGACATGAAAAAAATTGCAGACAACATACAAACGTATGCTGAACCGTTTCAAGCAAAATATCCAACTACCAAAGCCGCACAAAACTTATTCGAGGAACAACTATGACAGAGATACACGCAAAGCCCATTGTAGATGGCAAATTTTGGATCGTGGAAAAAGACGGCAACAAAATTGCCACACTACACAAAAAAGAAAACAATCGTTTTGTGTTATCCAGCACCAACGGTGAAGTGATGTTTAACAAAAAAGAAGACTTACAAAAACAATTTGGTAAAGAGTTCTTTTTAAAGAATACCAAAGTTAAAGTAACTTCTGCAGAACCTGAAATACATGAGGTGCACGGATTTCCAGCTATGTGTAAACCTTATAACAGTATGTATGATGTAAAACGTAAGCTACCGTTGTTTACTAAATCAAATGCCAGTAAAAGTTTGTATTGTGCAGGTTACTACACAATCAAATTTGAAAAAGGTTGGGTACGTAGTTTTTGTCCTAAACTAATTACAATTGAACGTTATCCAAATAAAGGTCCGTTTATGAGTGAGTTTGAAATGAAGGCAGTGTTGGCAAATGCAAAATCCAATTAATACTGCCGCACTATTACAATTTACTCAATTGTTAAAATCTGCCGAATTGACTCAACAAAAAGAACTAAAGATGACAATTCAACAGGCCAGATTACTTAATATAGCCCTTACTGAAGTATTGACCAAGTTATCGCAAGATTACGAAAGTTTATTTCATAGTTTAAAACAATCCAGTGCTAACGAAGTAGTTAGCATACAACTAGACGGTGGAGTGTTTGGCGAGGAAAAATAGATAAATATATACGTACATATCGAGACGTATATTATGAGTCGACCAAAACCAAAAGTATTATTAGAGTATATCAGTAAAAAAACCTATAAAGCTGAACAAGTTTTAGAGTCGGAAGCCATTTGGGCTGTGTTCTATAAAGCTGAGCCGTTCAATCTCAAATCTTTTAGTAGTGTCACAAGCTATCCTGGACCTAAGTACAAAAAGACAAGTTTCTCAAATCCCGGTCATGCACATAATCTAGCAAAAAAACTAAATTTAACTTTTGGTACTACGGATTTTGAGGTATATAAACTCACAACCGGTACCTTAGTTAAATGATATCAAACAATACATATACCAAAATATTTTTAAAACAATGGGACAAGAGTAGCGATGAGGCCAATGTCCAATTGTTTCAACGTAAGTGGTTTGTAAACAACAGAACCAAAATTGGCGGCGGCCTTAGACTTACTGAAGATGGAATGGATTTTTTGGTAAAAGAATTGGATCTGGCTTGCTATGAAGTTCCGTTTACCGAATTGATTGAGCTAAGTCCGCAGACCATAATCTTTTTGGACAGATATATTGACTGTCCATATTTCCTCACAAATCAAAGTATTACTGTGTTTTCCGAACGTAAAAGTTTTGAGCTGTATATGTTTTCGGACGACATCCGTAAATTTGGGCTAATGAAAGCCATGAAAAATAGGCAAAGTACAGAAGATTCTGCTTGACGTGACCTTGGAACGGTGCTATAATACTTACATAGCGTAAAAGATTACCTAGCAATTTAAACCCGTAACTTAAAGGAAATGCAAAATGGCAGAAATTAACAGCCGAACAGTTGGACCAAAAGGCGCAAAAAAATCCCTGCGCAAAGCGTTCAAAAACAAACGTCCAATTTTCCTGTGGGGTCCTCCCGGAATTGGTAAATCCGACATTATCAAACAACTTGGTACCGAGCTTGATGCTCATGTGATCGACGTTCGTTTGAGCCTTTGGGAACCTACTGACATCAAAGGTATTCCTTACTTTGACTCAAACACTAGCAAAATGGTTTGGGCACCTCCGTCAGAATTGCCTGATGCAGAACTTTCTAAGAAACATAAAACAATTATCCTGTTCATGGACGAGATGAACAGTGCGGCTCCTAGTGTACAGGCCGCGGCCTATCAGCTGATTTTGAATCGCCGTGTTGGTACTTACAGCTTGCCAGACAATGTTGTTATGGTAGCGGCTGGTAATCGTGAAACTGACAAAGGTGTCACTTTCCGTATGCCTGCTCCGTTGGCAAATCGTTTTGTTCACTTGGAAATGACAGTGGACTGGGACGACTACTTTGACTGGGCAGTGGATAATAAAATCCACACTGATGTTGTGGGCTTTCTGACTTTCAGCAAGAAAGACTTGTACGACTTTGATCCCAAAGCTAGCTCGCGCTCGTTTGCTACTCCACGTAGCTGGTCATTTGTAAGTGAGTTGTTGCACGACGATGACTGCGATAATGACACATTGACTGATTTGGTATCAGGTTCAGTTGGTGAAGGTCTTGCTCTTAAGTTTATGGCACACCGTAAACACTCTAGCAAAATGCCTAACCCTAGCGATATTTTGAGTGGTAAGGTTAAGAAGATGGACTCAAAAGAAATTTCAGCCATGTATTCTTTAACTGTGTCCCTGTGCTACGAATTGAAAGATGCAAACGAAAAGAATGCAAAAAACTGGAACGACCAAACTAATAACTTTTTTGAATTTATGATGAATAACTTTGAAACTGAATTGGTTATTATGGGCACAAAGATCGCATTAAGCACTTACAAACTGCCGTTGGATCCGGACGAAATTAAATGTTTTGATGCCTTCCATGCCAAGTACGGCAAGTACATTGCACAGGCCACTGACAAGGAAAGTCGTAAATAATACGGTTTAGTACCATTTGACACCTCCTTCGGGAGGTGTTATAATATATACATACAGTAAAGGAGCATTCATGTCACACATAGATCCAATTATCGACAAAATTATTGTAGCCCGTGTGGGTCTACTACTTCGCCATCCATTCTTTGGCAATATGGCAACTCGTTTGCAAATTAAAGAAGCAGAAGAATGGTGTCATACAGCGGCTACCGATGGTCGAGCTATCTATTTTAATCGTAAGTTTTTTGAACCTCTTTCAATTAAACAAATCGAATTTGTTATTGCACACGAAATCTTGCACAACGTATTTGATCATATGGGACGTAACGAAGGTCGTAACCACCGTATTTTTAACATTGCGGCTGACTATTGTGTGAACGGACAAGTTGTTCGTGACCGTATTGGTGATCACGAAATTGAAGGTATTAAAATCTTCCATGACCCAAAGTACTACGGTATGGGTGCAGAAGAAATCTATGACAAAATCTTTGACGAAATGGACGAGGAAGAACTCGATGCACTTGGCCAGTTGTTAGACGACCACATCGACTGGGGCGAAAAAGACCCCAATGGTAATCGCCCCAGCTACAGCAAAGATGAATTGAAAAAGATTCGTGACGAGATGCGTGAAGCAACCATGGGGGCCGCGCAGGCCGCGGGTGCAGGAAATACTCCTGCAAGTATCCAACGCATGATTAAGGAACTCACAGAGCCTAAGATGAACTGGCGTGAAATTATCCGTCAGCAAATACAAAGTGTTATTAAGGATGACTTTAGTTTTATGCGTCCTAACCGAAAAGGTTGGCACATGGGTGCGATTCTTCCAGGTACTAACTTCAAAGAAACAATCGATATTTGTGTAGGCATTGATATGAGTGGTTCTATTGGCGATGAACAAGCCAAAGACTTCTTGACAGAGATCAAAGGTATTATGCAAGAATATCAAGATTTTAGTATTAAAGTATGGTGTTTTGATACTTGTGTTTACAACGAAGCAGACTACAATAGTTACAACGTAGACGAGTTTGACGAGTACGAACCTATGGGTGGTGGCGGTACTGAGTTTATGGCTAATTGGGAATACATGAAAGAAAATGATATTCAGCCTAAAAAGTTCATCATGTTTACAGATGGATATCCATATGGATCATGGGGAGATGAGAACTATTGCGATACAGTATTCATTATTCATGGTAATGACAAAATTGTCCCTCCTTGGGGCGAACACGCCTACTACGAATTTAAAGAATGACATTAAAAGCTGGCAAACCCAACCCGTTAAATTATTTTGGCTTACGCAGGGTTGAGTTTGCTTGCCCGCATTTTAACTATACCACATTAGATAAGTTTGCTCCCAATCTCACTAAAGAAGTAGATAGTTGGATACGTCAAAATCTTAACGGGCGATACTATATAGGACAGGATCTAGTACTAGATCATACCAACACAATTGTTTATATTACTAAGATAGGATTTGAGGTCGAGAAAGAACTTAGTTTTTTCAAGATTGCCTATACCTGAATTCTAAACAGATAAATTATATTGTGCTTTTTCAATAAGGAGATATTATGACTGATAAAGTAGAACAACTGCAAACAGAACAACCGCAAACAGAACAACCGCAAACTGAGGGCAAAGATCCAGGTACTGATTTAAACATTCAGGATTTGAGTGCAATGAAAGCTATTATTGACGTGGCTAGTACACGAGGTGCTTTTAAACCAGCCGAAATGCAAATGGTTGGTCAAACCTATAATAAATTAACAGCTTTTCTAGACCAAGTAGCTAAACAGGCAGAAGCCCAAAAAGTTGCTCAGGCTGGAACAGCACAAGGATAAAATTATGTCAGAAATCAAACACGTAGGTAGAATTAGGACTAATAGTAAAAAGTGTATTGTGGTATTTCGTACACTGCCAGGCGATGCATATAATTGCTTGATTGCTCCAACAGAAAATTTGCCTGATTCTTATCACGATGCTTTAATCAATTTAGTTGAAAGCACCGGTGGTCAAAATGCTAATGAATTTGGCGAAGTTATGGCTCGTAGCAATTTCCCGGACGGAAGTATTATGCTGGCCGCAATGCATACACAAGGTATGTTAGTTAAGGTATCAACTGATCAAGTTGATATGATTCCCAATAATACAGTGCGTATTCCGTTGAGTGAATTAAATCAAATTATTGCAGAACAGCAAGGTGTTGCAGTTGATGCTTTGTCGATTAAATCGACTATTGCAGAACCGCAAAAGCCAAAAAATACTGGAAAAGTTGAAGTACAAGAAGTTGGCAGTGTAAATGAAATGCCATCCGATCCTACTGATATGACTCCAGAAGCTCAAGCAAAACGATTCCGCAGTGAAGCAGATAAGCTGGCAAAACAAGCCGCTGAAATGCGCCGCAAAGCAGAAGAACTTGTGCCTACTAAGAAAGCTAAGTGACACGACCTGGGAAAAAACTTCCCAGCGATGTCGTAGCACACTGGCCTGAAATATTTTCTGAAGTGCAATTAAATGTACTACCAATAAAATATTTACATGCAGTATTGATTAATTTCAAAGATGGCAAAACTTGGGAAGTAAAAATATCAGCTGAAGCCCGAAAGGACGGATGGAGTGTCTTTGAAAAACAACTTCAAGAACTAGTAAAGAACTACGAAGAAAATATTGAGAATGTTGATTTTAAACTGGATACACCTAGAGTTAAAAAAGATATTGAAAAAGGCACAGAACAATTTTTTAAGAAGAAGAAGTTATAATACATGAATGTTCGATTACTTAGTTACAGTCAGCCAACCGAAGAATTTGCAGGCATGGGTCTACAAGACGCACAGGAACTCATTGCGTATTGTGCCCGTGTCAGCAATCCCTCTAATCAGCTCAACACAGACACATCAGAAAAACTCATCCGATACTTGGTCAAACACCAACACTGGAGCCCACTTGAAATGGTCTCAGCCTGTATTGAAATCACCACAACCAGAGATATTGCAAGACAAATACTCCGACATAGAAGTTTCAGTTTCCAAGAGTTCAGTCAGCGATATGCTGACCCTACTAAAGACCTGTCGTTTGTATGTAGAGAAGCACGGTTGCAAGATCCAAAGAACAGACAAAACAGTGTCGACGTCGATGATCAACTGTTACAAAACGAATGGTACAGAGCTCAACAACGAGTCATCTATGCGGCCAAACGTGAATACGAATGGGCTATCGCTAATGGCATAGCAAAAGAACAAGCTCGTGCTGTGTTGCCAGAAGGCCTTACAGAAAGTCGTTTATATATGAATGGAACACTGCGTAGCTGGATTCACTTTATTGAATTGCGTAGTGCTAATGGCACACAGAAAGAGCACCAGGAAGTTGCCATTGCTTGCGCTAAAGTGATAGCTGAGATTTTTCCGCTAGCCACAGAACTTCTAGCCAAGTAAAGTCATTTATCTTACTTAATGCCTCCTTATTGGAGGCATTATTTTCTCCGTAAGCTCGGCCGGCGAGTGCGCCTGAATAGGCATAAAACCCATACGGCACACCTTCGTTGAGCATACACCAAGTATCTAGTCGTTGCTGTGTTTCAATATCATTCTGGCGCTCAATGCTACTACTGGATAATTTGACGCATTCTCTAAAGGCACTGCGCCATGTGCTGAATGGATCTGTGTTAAATGCTGTGATGTTGGCTATTTCAGGCATGGGTTTGAACAATGTGCTGATACTGGTTGTCATATCTATGCGGCTACTATCCATATTCATTGTTAATTTTCGTGGTAATAATTTAACTCCACCGTTGCCATACACCAGTCCGTTAACTGGGTTTTGACTGCGCCAAACGTGTACATAATCCAATTCAGTGTTGGGTACTTGATAGCTAAAATTAAAGGTATCTAGTACTTCAGCATCTCCATCCACTACCCAAAACATTTTTGTCATGGCCTTTTTTGCGGCCGCAATATGTGCATTGTGTATGCCTGCAACCCCGGTTATTCTCTTCAAAATAGGTGACGAAAACCTAGATGACAGTCTATTGTAGTTTTCTTCTGCATTAAGCTCGTTATAGCTGATAAACACAATATCGTACATTATTGACGGTTCTTTATGATTCTAGGAGTATTAACATACACACGTTTGAAAAATTCACTAGCGGTAGAATCCATTTCGCCTACTTCTAGTTTGCATTCATGTTTGAGTGTTTCACCTAATCCCATTATTTCGTAGGGCAACATTTTATCAGTAATCTTGCTATATTTGGTTTCCCATTCATTGGTAAGCCAATCAAAGTCACGTACACTGGCATAATCCCAATCTGTGCAATTGGTAAGATATGCGCCTTCTCTAGCGCCGTATATCGACCATACACCGTTCTTTACATCAGCACCTATGTTGCACCATATTAATAAACGCTGATAATTTTGCCACCATATACCACGTAGATCTTTTACTTTTGCGCCCTGGTCTAAGCTCATCTTTACGCCTTCACGGAATCCTGCTCTCCATGCTTGGAAAGGAGTTGCATTAGTAAAGCTCTCGCTATAATTTTCGTTGAATTGATAATACAGGTCGTTGAAACAAAATTCAACTAATCCTTTTACATCATCAGGATCTGAATTTTCATGTGTTTTCATCTCGTTTACAAATTTACGTGTCCACATTTTTAAGCCACCATTGCCGTACTCTAAGCCGTTAACATGAACACGCCCACACCAACTAAACACATGATCTGCTGTTAGTCCCAATGCGTCTATATCCACTTCAACTTCGAGGAATTTTGGATCAACAATGTTGTCAGCATCCACAGTAATAAAGTATTCTGTTTCGCTTAGTTTGGCGCAGGCTTTATGTGCGGCATCTGAACCTTTAACTCCATGCACACGTTTTGCCCACGGTGCTTTTGTCAGCAAGTCTGCGTAATTTTTTTCAGCATTTGGTTCATCATAGCTGAGGAAGACGATGTCTTGATCTATTACTTTAATCATTTTTAATTCTCATCCCGTAACTTTCAAAAAACGGTAAAGTGAACATTGATATGTTTTCAATATCTTTTTCTTTGTCATTTATAAATGGTACCAATACGTGGCCATTGCCTATTAAATTACGCAGTTGGACTTCCAATTGGCGTATTAATAAATTTATGTTACTGTCATTTGTTATGAAAAAATGAAGTTTTGCATTTAAACTTTTTGCCCGTGGATGCTGAAGAAATAGTTCATTCATTATAAATTTCCAACCATCTTTGGACCATTCAACTGTAAGTATAGTTTCTCTATCGCTTAATCTTATGTTTTCAATTATATTAGTTTTAAAAATTAAATCGCCTTGATTTTTATTTACAAATTTAATCGATCCGTCATTGTCAAATGCTATTTTAAAATTAATAAAATTTTCAGTGCCATTAAAAAACTTTTCAATTTCTGCAAACTCTACTTCTACAAAATTTTCATAATCTAACTTTTCATTAGACAGTGCCAAAATGTTCCCTGTATCTTTTTCAAAATACACAAAATAAGTAAACACATATTTTACATCTAATAGTGCTTGAAGTTGTTCAGCTGTTAAAAATTCTTCTTCATCCATTTGATAGCTTCTTTAATTTTTTAATTATATCAATATCCAGAAAATCATTTTCCACATAATGAAACAAATGATGCTGGCGTATATTGCCAACTGTTAAGTTTCCAGCTTTAGTATAAGAATATGGAATTGTGTTTCGCCAACTTGACGGTACCGGGTGCCACCCTTGTACTCCTGCTTTCATATGTACAAATTTTAATGGACTACACACGTCTACAGAACTGTGATAACCGCACAACTCCACAGCAATGGCCGCTGATAGATCCATACTTAACCAATTTTGATAATGCTCGCTGGCCAATTTGCCATAGCACCATGCCCAGTTGTTAACCACAAATTCTAGTGTTTTGTAAAAATATTCTGCACGTTGTGATTTTTTAAAATAATGCAATGCAAAATAAGGACTTGGCAAATCGTTTGCTGTAAAAGTTTTTCTGTATATGCTATTTTCAATAGCATCGCCTTTATAATCAAGTGCAGATGTACAAAATAATAACTCGTGATCTTGACAGTACCACCACCAATCATTGATGTCTTGCAAAAATATCATATCTGTATCTAGCACAATTGTTTCATCGTAAGGAGTTACGTGGTATATTTTCCAACGATGTTCTGCTACGTACCTTGACGAAATTTGATCTTCCCACGGTATTGGAATGATTTGATCAAACACTTCTTGGTATTCTTCCGGAACATTATCATTAGTAATAATGCTAATGGCTGTTTCTGTTTGAGTTGCATGTATACTCAGCGCCAGCACATAGGCTTGTTTGACGTAATCTGTATCGTCTGTGTTTTTTGCTAAAACTACAAACCCTTTAGACATCATGATCTCCGTCTATATATCGTGTTAAACTTTGTTTATTCATAACATGTACATCTGTTGCATTGGTACTTACCAATGTGTATTCACCAGGGTAGTGTGCTTTTTCAACAAGAAATTTCATCTTGTTTTCTTTCATATCAACCATGATATCTCTATCCAACACATAGGTCATTAGTCCAGGAAGCTCGTGCGCAAAATCTCCTTCTGTACTGCCGTTCATAACGTGTATGGCAATACTAAAAGCAAAATCGTTACGAAATGTTGGACTATCAATTTTATAGATAATTCTAAAATATTCCCAGTTGAGTTTTATGTATTCTATAAGATCAAACAAACTGCGTGTGCTGGCTGTTTTTTCAAATATAAACACAGTTCCCCAATAGAAAGGAACACTGTATTGATTAATACGCATAAAACTACTGTCATCTCGCCATCCAGCTAAATCAAAACTTTTACGAAATATCTGAAAACTATAATCATTTTTTAATGCTTTTTCCAGTGTGTTACTGTTGATGATATAGTCGCTGTCGATTACCAGTGTACGATCATACGGAGTAATATCGTATGCTTGATTACGGGTTAAATTTTTCCATTCGGCCAGTTTGTAGGCCAGAGATCCATCATAAAACTTTTTTTGCTGAGTTGTATTTCCTTGGATAGGAATTATTTTATCAAACACTTCAGTGTGTTCAGGATAAAACTCTAGCCAGGCTTGACTGTCAGTAGCAAGGCTTACTGGAATATTCAAATGTTCTTTGACACGTCTAGCCGCAAACAATGCCAGTTTGACATAGTCTACACCAACTGTGTTTTGAGCAAAAATCAAGCAACCAGTTGTCATAGTTCAACAAGATCTTTTACATTGCGTTTTTTCTTAATTTCAGCAAATTTAGTTTGATATTCGTTCACTGCTTCAAAATATACAGATATCAAATTGTCAAGAAAATCTTGTACATCAGCAATGATCACTGGCTGATTATTTGCATCCACAAATGCAATATTTTCAGTATGCTCCATGTCTACTAAATTTTTGGCAAAGTTAATTAAATTATAATCAACACGAAAGGTTGCGCCGTTAATATAGTATACTAATTTTTGATTGTATTCTTCAAGAATGACTCGTCTTTGATTTGAAAGTGTAGCCATATAATTGGCCACTTCAAATGCTTTTTCTATTCGTTCGTCCATAATGACTCCACTGAGTGTGTAGTATACACTCTAGTAGTTATCATGTCAATAGATTCTGATTGAGATTTTAGGGCCAGCCAACCCAGACAAGTCCAGAGCCGCCAAGGCCGCCAGCTTGAGAAGTTTGTGTACGTGTGAATATAGTGCCGCCACTTATACTGGCTCCGCCACCTCCGCCACCCGAGCCAGTATTTGCGGCTGCGCCTGTACCAACAGCGGCAGAGCCGCCATTGCCAGCACTGTAAGTTCCGAAACCGCCTACACCTGCGGCTCCACCTCCACCTCCACCTGCCGCATAATATGTTATGAGACCAGTTACGCTAGGATAGAATGAATAAGCAACTCCTATACCGCCAGTGCCGCCATCATAGCCTGTGCCAGCAGTATTTGAGCCAGCACTACCAGCTCCACCAGCGCCACCACCACCACCACCTGCATTTAAAAACTGATTGCCAGAGTTATTAAAGCTGGCTCCGCCACCGAAGCCGTTGCCAGAAGTTCCGCCAGCACCACCATTATGAGTTCCACTTGTGCCGGTGCCACTGGTTGAGCCGTTGCCGCCGGCACTGCCGCCGCCTGAGTTGTTACCGCCAAAACTTGAAAGCCCGCCTGCGCCGCCGCCGTTGGAGCCGCCGCCACCCACAGTTATACCATAAGCCTGGCCAGGTAAGACATTGGTAGTTAGTAGCCTATACTGTCCAGCGCCACCACCACCGCCTGCATGATTACCGCCACCGCCGCCGCCACCCAAAATAATCACACTGACTGTTCTAACACCTGCTGGTGCGGTCCATTGTTGATTACCAACTGCGGTGAACAACTGTGTGCCTGTTGGAGTTTTTGAAGTGTCGTTGATGAAAATTGTCGTGCTTGCTAATCCATTATAAAGAACAACGTTAAAACTGGTGTCGCCGTCAGTGAACAAATTGTTGGCCACTGTGAATGCAATTTGAGCAGTGTTGTTATTAATTGTGAAATAGCTGTCTGTGGAGCCTGCGCTGAATCTTGAATTTGTAATGCCATTAACTGTGTAATTGATATTACCAGTGCATTGATAAGTTACAAATGTACCGTTTGGAACGTTTCTAGTGTTGAGTGTGACCACTACACTGCTACCTTCGTTCACCACATAGTTGCTGGCCACTAAACCATATACTGCTCCGCTGGCATTTTGAAAATCGCCAGTTAGTGAAGTGGTCGGTGAAGCTATACTAACATAACTGCCGCTGGGTCTGTGGATTACCACTGTTTGAGTTATTTGGCCGTCGATGTATTCATCGTTTATACCGCCTGGTGTGCCTGCACTTGTGCCCGGAAAGTTAGGGCCGCCGGAGCCAAGGCTAATGTCATTATACTGAATTGTAAAAATTACCGTGCCGCCTGATATTTTTGCAAGTATTCTAAATTCGTTTCCCGCATAAGCACCTGCGGGCGCGGCTTTGATAAAAATAGTTTGATCAGTGTTGGTTAAATTAAAATAACCGATACCAGTTGAAGGAGTTCCAGTACTGCCAGCATCGAGATATGTACTAGTACGATCCATTGAAATAGTACCCATCTGACTAAACATAGTTACCCATGTGTTGTCTTTTACTGTACTAAAGCTATTAAAAGTACCTGTCATGCCCACATTAAATTTTACTATGCCGCCTGCGTTGAAAAATGCTCTGATGGTTGGAACATCACCAAAGTTCATAGTGATAGTGTTAACAAGATTTCCATTCCAATCATCCAGTCGATGTGATGTGTTTGCAGTGTCAATTGTGAATTGGCCGGTACCAAGAGTATCACGATAAGTGTTTAATGTGACTGCATAATCGAAATATTCCAAACGTAATGCTTCTCTAATTAAAACAGCACTGGTTGGGACAGAAATGTTATTGGATTCAGAACCTGAACCTGATTGATGGCCGCGAGCTTTGATGGCATCTGTTCGTAGGTTTAGCCAATGACTTAGTGTTACTTTATTACCAACAGAAACTTGACTACTGGAAACTGATTGATTATATCCAAATCGTGGTGTTGAGTCGGTTGGAGCCCCCAGTACTTTTGCTACTGCGGCTTGAATTGTGTTATAATCCCCAAGTGTGTTTGCAGATATAACATTACCTAATCCTGGACCTAATGTTGCCACGTTTACCTCTTTCTTTTATATAGTCTTTGTAGACAACTTGCAAAAATAAATTATGCTATTGATGTTACGTTGACCGGCGGAGTAATTACAGATACATTTGCACCACTTGCACGGGTCGCTGAAATATCAATAGTTAATATACCGTCAACGTTTTCATCAATTCCGTAAGGAGGAGCCGCACTGGCATCATCTTGGAATCTGATAATGATTGTTAAAATTGTGCCTGTGGCATCCAGACGGGCAAACACATTTAATACGTTGGCGGAATATGCGCCGCTCGGTGCTTGTTTACTAAAAACTAATCTATCAGATGTGGTCAACCCAAAATACCCAATTGGGTAATGAGTACTAGGAGTTGGAGAATAATCTGTAGGAGTTTGAATACAGTCATTGGCTCTAAAAGCAATCTTGTTGATTTGGCTAAACATAACTTGCCATGTTTGATCTTTTAAAACTGATCCTGATCCAAAAGAACCAGTTAGTGACGGAGAGAATTCAAAAGCACTGCCACTATTGAAGAATGCTCTAGCGCCATCACGTGATGGAAAAGTGATAGTTGCTGTGGCCTGTATATTTCCGTTCCATGCTGTTGTTCTTGTAACAGAAGTAATGGGCTCTGTACTCAGTTGGTTACCAGCTACTACTTTAACTCCAGATAATAGTGTAAGTGTAAACGTGCCGCCTGATATGCTAGTACCGGCCGCATTGCTCAATGTAAGACTTGTGCCAGGCAAAACTGCTGTGACTGTAGTAGTTGCTGAAATTCCAGATCCAATAATAGTAGCACCCAGCATCAGAATTGAAGCATTTGCACTGCTCATAGTAGTAGTGGCGTTGGTTGTTCCTGTAATAGTAACCGTTGGATTATACGCATTAAGGTATGCATTTTGCGCATAGGATAGATACTGAGCTCTTACCGCATCTGTTAACACACTACTAATTTTTACAGGTTTCACTGTGCTGTAAGTTCCGGGGTTATTGTTATAACTTAATGTAATTGTGCTGGGAGTACTTGCAGTTGACAAATAAACACCATTGTAATTTGCGTTTGCAGATCCTTGAATTTTATAAGGTGCGCCAACGGAAGGTATAATATTGCCGGGTGTGGCTGTAAATCCAAACGTTACCAAGTAAGGGCCCGAGCCTGATATACTAATAAAACTATTGACACTGCGTGGATCCAAATTACCAGGAATAGTTAACAGTGAACCTTCGGTCGCAGAGCCGGTTTGATGGGCGCCAATTTTTAATAAATCAGTACGTAAATTAATCCAATCCTGTAATAGAAATGGATCTCCTACCCTTACTTGCGTACTAGCAACTAGTTGACCAAATCCGTATTGTCCGGAACCAACTCCCAATACATTTTGAGCAAAAGTCTGAACAGCATTAAAGTCCGAAGCTAATATTTTTTGACCTACACCAGGCATAATAATTCCTTTATAGTACTAAAACTTCAATAGTTTTTTCGCCGGGCTCGTTACTGGTACCCAGTGCAATTGCAAACACATCTGAACTGCTGTTGTAAGCTACCTGTGCCGCGCCGTTGGTTCCAGCTACTAAACGTTGGCCTTTTTTAACTTGTCCAACTACTTTGCACGGCACACGACCTTTCAATGCAATATAAGTGCCGCCTTCTAAACCGCTGTTCATCATGTAAGCCGGATTTGCACTAACAATACCAATTGCTCTGTCGCCAACTGTACATGCAGTTACTTCTTTTTCGCCGCCAATTGTCACAACTGTTCCAACAAGATACTCTGCATCTGCTAGATATTTTTCGGCCAAGTCAGCGTAGTCTGCTGAGCTAGCAATACCTTGAAACACGTTGGCATAAATGTCTGCGCTGGCATCTCGAACTGCTACAGTACTTGCGGCCGCACCAGTATTACCTGAACGATATAAACCGCTAACTGTTTCTAAAATCTGATTGGCCTGACTTGCAATGCCGCTAAATGATGCCGCATAAATTGTGTTATAAATTTTGGTTGGAGATCCAATACTTGAAATATTAGTGTCTCCTGGGATCAAATCTGTGCCTACTAAAGATAATGGATTTCTGGTAACGCCTGCTACTGTTGTTAAAAAAGTAATTGTATTACTTAATACGTTTGCAATAGTTGGAGTGCTTCCAGTAATCTTAACTTCCAAATCTCTAAGAGCTCCAACTGTATATCCAGCGTTACTAAAATTAATAGGAGTTGCAAAACTTGTTGTGTTGGCTCTTAAATATTCGCTGGACGCAATGCCGCCTAATTTATCCGAGTCGCTTGCTGTTCCCCAAAATCTTTGGTCGGTGGTGCTGGTTCTTCCAAGCACACTACCGATAGTACTGTTAACTAGTGTGATACCCTTACCAATTTTTGTAAAACCAGTAATTGGATTTAAACTAGTGCTAAGTATAAACTCGTCTGCACTAACAATATACATTACCTGGCCGTTAGTTACTGCTTGGATAACTGAGTGGCTTGCTCCAACATCATCTAATACGCTGATACTTTGCATCTGAGTAGTGCCGGCGCCTGCAACACTTTGGGGTCCAACTAGTGTAAATGTTGTTCCATTCCAAACATAAATTTGTTTGTTTGCAGTATCATACCAAAATTCGCCAGGAGTTAACCCTACTGGTGCAGTAGCACTTGATTCGGCACCACTTGCTACACGATATTTGCTACCGTCAAAGAATTTTAATTTACTATTGGCACTATCAAACCAAATTTGTCCCGAAAGCGGGTTATTGGGGCTGTTTGCGCCGCTAAAGTTTTCTAATAAAAATACAAAATTTTCATTTTGTAATTCGCCATAGCCAGCATAATTTTTACCAATCATTTTAATTGATAATGTGCTATCTATTGTTCCGTCGGCAACCACAGTTATTTGTGTTCCGTTGTATCGATTAATGGTGTATGACATCAGTTATTCCTCGTTCCTAATATTTATCGTTATAAGCTAGTGTTACCAACTGCTAAGTGCCGCTCTTTTCCATGTGTTTACTCCCACGCAGATATAAACAAAACTTGACCCCCAAGCTATTTGCCCAGGAAGGCCATCTGCTGTTGCGCTTGCTGGAACTAATGAAGTATTAATAATCAAAGAAGTTCCGGATAAAGTTAAATTTCCTCTAACAATTGCATTTCCGTTAACGTCCAAAGTTGCAAGTGGATTTGTTGTGAATATACCTACTTGTTGTGAAGCACTCTTCACAAACACCGCAGGGGTATTTGCACCGTTGGGATTGACTGCAATTACAAAATTTTGTCCAATAGTTTTAGCATTTAAGCTAAATGTTCCAGTATCCACTTCAATTGTGCTGTTCTGTGCAAGTCCCAACGTCAACGGTTTAGAGTTTGCAATTACTAATTGGCTGGTAGTTATTTGTTTGTAGTCAGCCGCACCAACACCTGCAATACCTGTATTTAAAAAGTTTTCGGCTGTTTTACTAGTGCCGTCTGCCGCAATTAAAATTGTTGCTGACTTAGATTGCACATTAAATGTAATACCTGGAAGACTACTGGCATTAAAACCTACACCGATTATTCCAGAAAATCCAGCTACAGGAGAATTTGGAGTAAATTCATCTAGACTGAAGATTCCAATTAAGGTTTTTTTCAAATATAAAAACAAAACTGTGTGGGCCACACTATAGATATCAATAATAGAACCGGTTTGAAATCCAGATAATCCTTGACTTTGTGTATATATCGGGCCTGCCAGTATGTTTGCAACACCGTCATTAAAATACAATTGTTGATTTTTACTATCAATCCACATGTCTCCGGTCGCAAGTTGTGATGGGATAGCATTTGACACAATTGCCCCGCCTGATACTCTAAACAAATTTCCGTCATAAACTTTCAAACGGCCTGTACTAGTGTCATACCATAACTGCCCAATAATAGGATTATTTGGAGCATCGGTGTTTGCAAAATTTTCTAGTAAAAATACAAGATTTTCATTAAAAAATGTTCCGTAACTTGCCGCATTTTTTCCAATCAATGTTAAATCTGTTGTGGTTTGATCGACTTGGCCGTCAATTACCTGGGTCAATGTTTCGCCATTGCTTTTTAATATAGTATAACTCATTATGCTGTTACTCCAGTGAATATGATATAATTAACAGCCAAATAAGGATTCATAATATTAAGCAATTCTTGTTGGTGGGGAGTTGTGTCAGATATAACTCCGCCACTGTTCGACAAATATTGTGCTTGGCCGGCCGCTTGACCACCTGGGCCAGGGAATGCGTCGCCATCATCAGGCTCGCCTGGAACATTTCTTACTCCAAAATATTGATTATTTGCCAAGCCCCTGTTCGAATGTCTATGTTCAGGAAGGTTAGTAGTAGTTATGGAAACTGTTTCGGCGCCCGATACACCGCCGATTGATTGTGCAAACGCATTTGTCACTCGTCCTGCTGGGCTAGTAACTGTGTATATAGAAATGCCCGCTGGAGTACTCACTTGTATATTATTAAACATATTATCACGACCCAATGCAAATCTTCCTCGCAAATCTGGCAATGCAAATGTTCCAAAACCGTCTAACGAGTTGGACGGTTTATAACTATATTCTATTATTTCAAACAATCCGCTGTACACAGATTGACTCACTTCCGCTCCATCGCACAGCAAGTAACCGTTTGGTATTTTAGAAGTAACGCCAGCAAACGGAATTATTGAACCAACTGGCACGGTTGCAAAACCCGCAGTTAACGTTTGAACTGTTACTTTTTTCAAACCTGCTGAGCCATCACGTCGAAGTAAAAGCTCGTCAGTTACCAGAGTAGATGTTACTTGTTCTTGACTTGCAATAGCACTGGTTGTTAATATTGTGTTAAATGTGATTGTTTGATTCTGTCCGTCAAAATCTGTAAGGTCATTACTTGAATTAATAACATCGCCTTGCAATACAAATTTAGTTGGACTAGCTAATTTGGTGGCGGATCCGCTAACACTTCCTTGGAATCCGCCAGCAAATGTACCATTAAAATTGCCGTAAAAGTTAGTTGCATAGATGCTGGCAAATCTGGATCCGCCTGTTGTAGGCTCGGCGCCAATATTATAAACTCCATTCTGTAAAGGATGAATATCACCATTTACAGTTAATTCTCCATTAACATCTAAAGTTTTTAATGATGCAGGACCACTAATAGCAATGCCTCCGGCCAGCGTTAGACTACTTGCATTGGTGCTGATTAAACTGAGCTGATCTGCAGAAATTGAGCCATTAACATCCAATGCAGATGTTGGGTTAGTTTTGTTAACACCTACAAAAGAGTTAGGATCTAAATGTAGTATTGTGCTTGCTGAACCGTTGACATTTAATTTAAAATCGATGCTGTTTCCGCTTTTAGCATAAATTGTTGCCGCATTGGTTGCAGACTCTGTAAATATCGTCAATGCACCCGTGTCTGATCCAACAGTTAAACCGCCTGCATTACGTACATTTAAACTATAGTTAGTTGTACTACCTCTAGGATCATCCGTTCTTAAAAAACTGCTAGAAGTTAATGGAATCTTTGAGTTTGTTGGATCTGATATTGTATCAGACTGAGTAGCAATACCATGTAATCGGTACAGCTCGCCAGATGCCTCGGAATAAAGATTTATACCTTTATTAATTTGAGTAAATCCAGATTGAGTAGACTTCGGAGTAAAAGCGGTAGGACTAATAATCATTACACGTTTATTTTCTACATAGATGCTTTGCACAGTATGAGAAATATTTAACGTATCTACAATTGTTTCTAATTTGGGCCCGGTTTGTGAACCTTGACTAAATGTTGGTCCCACTAACAACCAGTTACTGCCTGTATACAAACTCAATTGTTGATTAACAGTGTCAACCCATAAATCGCCTTGAATACTGGTTGCCACTGTTGGTGCGCTGGGAGACTTTTTTACACCCCCTGCACTTGTCCAGCCGGATTGAGTACCGTCAATGTTTACTTTGAGTTGACTTACACCTGTACTGTTATCAAACCATAATTGACCTTGGATTGCATTGAGCGGTTTTGATGGGCCAGAAAAATTTTCTAACAAGTGTAAAAAGTTTTTTGCAATTAAAGGCCCGTACCCTGAATAGTTTTTGCCAATAAACGTCACGGACGTTTGGGTATTAATTGTTAAATCTTCAACTGTGATTGGAGGTTTTAACGGATTATTTGTTTCAGTAAATGTAACTTGATATAATGCCATTTATTAAGCTCCTGTCAAACCGGTTAGGCTTTGAATACGAACCGTATAATCTATCTGAATCAAACGATTTAAACTTTTTTGCACAGGATTAAAAATAACATGGGTTAGTAGCAAACCAGTACCATTTGGGTTATAACTTACTAGTCCTAGCTCGTCAAATACAAAACTATCATTAGTGTTGTTGGCATTGTCAAATGCTAGTTGTGCCGCGGGCTCGCCGTAATCAAGTAAACAAGTTACAAATAAATCTGTATAATTTGTTCCAGTTACGTGGCGTGTTTCAAGATAGTTTCTTGTTGGATCAGTATTGTTACTACTTTGTCCGTCAACTACCTTAGCAAAAGTTTGATTGTATAAACTAGCGTTGCTTCCTGAGCTATTTGGGGTCAGGTATGTGATGATACCAGTTGGATCAACTGCGGTACCTCCGTTGCCAAATGCCATTTGATACACAGTTCCGCCTTTTGAACTATTGGCCAGGGTTTGGGCTAGCGCAATACTCATATTTTCATAGTGAATTGCGTTGCGTTTATTGATGAAGATTTCGCCCGATTCTGGGTTGAAAATCTTAATATGGCCTTCTATGTGAATTCCGGTTAAATCTTTACCTTGCATAGTAATCTCTCTTTGTTCAATATTTATCTTATACCATAATATGCTATTTTTATTAAGCCGCTACCGCTTTAATTACTGCAAAATTAAGTACTGGCGCTTCAGTAGAACTCACTGCGGACGGGGTAAAAACTGTTATGTTAAACGAATTTGTAGTAACGTTTGTAACAGAAGTTATATAGATTCCCGAGCCGGCGCTTTGATTTACTACCACTGTATCTGTGCCAACTACTGTATTGTTTGTAACAGTGAACGTTGATAGTTGGCCTGCTGTTGTAGTTGTATTAAACAAGACAATTTGACCTGTTGCCTTGTTTAGACTAACACCAGTTGTTCTGCTTGTACCTTGTGTAACAGTTCCGCCTGCTCCTGTTGAATATCCTATTGATGACCCAGAGCCGTTTACTCGAACACTGCCCGCCGATGTTAAATTACCAGATACTGTTAATGTTGGACTGCTTAATGTCAATGTGCCGCCATTACCTGATCCAATTGTAATATTTGTGAAGGAAGTTGCGGCGGCGCCTGTGCCAATGTTAATTGCTTTAGTAGTGCCACTTACAGTAGCACCTGTAGCAAAATTATATGTACTTGCTCCAGTGCTTGCTGTAAACATGTTTACAGTTTGTGCGTCTGTTGCTGTATTTCCTAGACTGTATGTTGTGGCCGCGCCAAATTCAGCAACAGTTGTTGCCAGCGCCGCAAAGTTTAATGTTCCAGTTAGACTAGTGTTGAACAATGCCAATGTTCCACTAGTTTGACCGGTAGCAATAGTTCCTGGATTTAATGTCAATGTTGCACTGGTGGCATTTCCAACTGTTATTGATGAGGCCGCACCAGCAAAGTTTACTGTAGTAGCACCAGTATTGATTAAAGCAAATGTTCCTGTAGTAGTAGTAGTGATGCTTGTTGCAATATCCGGACTAGTTAAACTAGGAGAAGTACCAAATACCAATGCTCCTGATCCGGTTTCATCAGTTATAGTATTTGCCAGACTTGCACTTGTAGCAGTGGTTAAGAAACTTGACATACTGCCAGCAAGTCCAGTAATACCGGTTGAAGCTGGAACTGTGACACTGATATCCGCTTGACCGTCAAATGGTTGGCCGTTAATGTTTCTTGCTACAGTTAATCGTGCGGCAGATCCGGTTGTATTTTGATTTAGAACTGGGATATCAGTTGATACCAATGCTCTGAATGAAGGTACGCCCGAAGCCGCATTAGGAGCCGCATATATTGTGTTGGCCGCTTGACTTCCAAATGGTTGAAAATAGTCAGTGCCAGCAACTGCGGCTGATATGGCGGTGCCGTTACCTTTTAACAATCCAGTAATACTTGTTCCAATAGTAATGGCAGGGGTGCTTGTGGCTGTGGCAACCGTGCCTGAAAAGCCATTTGCTGACGTAACACTCAATGTACTTACGGTACCTACTGGAGGTGCTGGTGGCGTAAATGTAAATACGCCTGATGTAGAATTAAATGCTAAACTTCCGCCGCCACTTGCGGCCGCTGTTGTTACGCTAAACGATCCCAGCTGAACTGGATTAAATCCCAATGCGCCAGTGATATCACCACTGGCCAATGTTAGTGCGCCGCCTAACGTTAAATTACCGTTACTTGTAACTGTTCCGGTCAATGTGATGCCACTAACTGTTCCAGTACCCTGTACTTGAGTAACAGTGCCTTGCCCTGCGCCAGTTGCAGTCCATTCAAATACTGTTCCATTCCATTTTAAGAATGTGTTTATGGAAGTAGGTGCTGTGATAAAATCTGTAATTCCAATACCTGACTGGTAAAGAATTTTATTTGCCGCACCACCTGGTAGATTAGAAACAGCACTCCAAGAATAGCCTCCAGACGCACCGTTAGTTGTTAAAAACTTGCCGCTTTGTCCCACCGGCGATGGTAAAACTTTATCTGGACTCAGTGCTGAGATAAAGATTGGATTATTGTAAATCTGATTTGTATAAACACCGTTAGTAACTGTTCCAGCATTACCCGCAATATCACCCGTAATTTTTGATCCTGCTAAACTTCCCAGAAATCCTGGATTTTGATATGTTGTGCTTGTATATATACCGTTAGTAACTGTTGCCGCATTACCAGTTATACTACCTGTTATAGTATTTGTAACTGTTAAGTTTGTTAGTACTCCAACTGTGGTTAAACTACTGGTAACTACACTTGGAGCTAAAGTTGTTCCTGTTAGCTGATTAGCGGCCGCTGTGATTGTATCTGCAATAGTTGACCACGCAGTTCCAGTGCCGTCCGTAGTTAAAAACTTTCCGCTGTTCCCTGTTTGTGCTGGAAGCGTTGTTAGATATAATTCTGCAAAGTTTGCATTTATCTTCTGTGCGCCAGTACGTAATGTATCGCCAGTACCATCGTTAACTGTTGATCCAATGTTAAGAATCTGTTGTGCCATTTTTTAATTTCCTTGATCGAATGTTGTGTCATCATTGTCAAACGATTTAGTAACGTTATCAAATGTTGTTGTTGCGGCTGTTAAAACAGCTTGTGTACTTGCAATACGATTACTTGTTACCCATACTCCTGGAACTGCTGTGATAAATTTAGCAATCTTGGTTTGACTAGTTTGCAATGATTCATTATTCAGTGTCCACGATTGTCCAAATTTTCGTATAATTGTTACTACCGTACCAGTAGTAAGTTTATTAGTTAATATTAGTTCTCTATTAATACCATCAACTGCAAAATCTGCAATAAAACTGATATCACCTTCGGGACTTGCAGGTGCTTTTTCCACGTTATAAACGGAGTACGGACTTTTCTTCAAACGAGTATTACCAACAAAGAATGTGCGCACACTTGTTGCAGGTACCTTTGTTGAAATAACTTTATTTTCAATGTCTATCGTAGATACCGCACTATTAAATGTTGCACCACTTCTGTGTTTGGTGATAACTCTATAGGTATAGCTGTTAACTGTTAAAATTTGATCCACATCAAAAATGGTGCTGGGTTCCCATACAGTAGAAGTATCATAGCCGCCAACAAACACTTCTATTTCGTCTGCTTCTCCATAAGTCGATGCTGATAATGTAGTTATTAGTTTTGTACTATAAACACCAGGATCAGTGTCATATGATACTGTAATTGTGTGTGTTGACTTGATTAGACTCGGTAGTACTTTAAATACTCCATAATTATTAGGTATAGATAATGTAATACTTGTTGATGTGCTAGCAGAACATAGCCAAGCGCCGTTATATTCTATTGGGTTCGATCCAGATATAACATAATATATTCCTGTGACAGGTGCTGTTGTTTGCGTAGAAATTGCAAATGTAACATCAATAGTACTGCCAACTGGTACAAATGGATTCACCGATTGTGGAACTATTGTAATACTGTTGGATATATTTGACGACGATACGGTATGGTACCCATTGTACTTTGTATTACTGTTGTTAGCGACTAGCAACAACTTGTTGAGAGCAGGAGTATAACTTTGTTGTGGAACAGCAAAGGTCACCAGATACGGGCCTGTGCCGGTTTTGCTAACAAATTTTTGTATTACTGCATTATCAAATAATTTAAGGCTTGCAGGAGTAGCAGACCAAGATGAAGTTGTTTTACCCGGAACAAAACTCAACGGAATAATTAATTTTGTTGTGTAATTATCAATTGTAATTTGTTCTGTTTTAAATGTATCAACATATGGAATAGTTTCGCTTGGGCCAATGTCTTGTACCTTAGAACCTGTTCCGTGAACCGTAGGAACGCCTGTACCTAGTGTGCCGCGTCTTAATTGGCCAAGTGTAGTATTATTTTTAACTGTGAAATATTCGATCCGCTCGCCGTTAATTTCAACAACACCAGGTTTGTTGATTGCAGGATTAGGTTTATCAAAATTACCAGCATCTTTTACAAAAATTTCTTTATCGTAATAGTAAAGATCCTGTATTAGTTCATTTTGTTTATAAAGATTTAAACGCTTATAAACTGTTCTGTTTAGCATATCTTTAAATTGCATATAGCTTATACCAGCCTTAACTGATTCGCCAGCAAAAATAATTGCTTCAAATTCATCATTGATTGCCGGAGGGGTACCCAATGTAATACTAGTCAGATCTGGATTTACTCGATAATCAACTCCGTTAATTAATAATAATTTATTTTTTGTAACCCATAATTGAGGTTCTGTTAAAATAGTTGATGGTAATTCTATTCTGCCGCCCAAGACTCCAACATATCTATAGTAATCAGCATTGACTGAACTAAACTGTAAATTATTAGTTGCTTTTGTTCTTGTACGTTGTATTTGTAAAATATCGTGTTTATATGCCGATACAACTTCAACATAATCAGATAACCCGTATGCTTGACTAAATGTAATTGTGTTACCAACAATATAATAATCTTGATCTGATTTGACATTTATAATCAATCGTTTACCTTTGTATTTACTGTACACTTTTTTATTAATTGAAATACTTACCGCTGAAGTATCTACAATGTAATCTGTATTCAATTCTAATAAAATTCCATCAGCATAAACTGTGAGATCAGCTGTATTAACACTATACGGTTGTACTGACAATATATCTAGTGTATAGGTATATTGATTTGTAGAGATTGTAAAATATGTTGTTCTGGGACCTTGTAAAATTTGCTGATTAGCACGAACTAACACGCTAGTTTCTAACGGAACACTTGATCCAATAGTGTTTGACAGTGTGTATGTTGAACTGCCGTTGGTTGCTAATTTTTCGTTTTTAAATACTGCATATGTTTGCTGATTGCCCAACACTATTAGATAATTTAAAGTTTGAAATTTAGTCGGGGCAATACTGAATCTAAAACCAATTCTATTTGGACTGTCATATGTGTTATCAGTCTTGAACAAAGTTGGATTGATTGCTACACCGTCAAGGTAAACAAGATAATTGAAATCTGTGTTGACGTATGGTGCTTTGGTGATAAATTCTTTAGTTTTACCGTCTGCAACAAAATAATCAGCATCTAAAATATTAGTTCCGTTGAATCCAAAACTGTGTAAAGTAACTATACTGCCGTTAGTAGGTACATTTCTCAAAACCACTTGTTTGTTAGGATAATCAAGATAGTAATCTATGCCCGTAGCTAACACTGTGGAATTTAACTTGATATAAACTGCATCCTGACTATTTGGAAATTGCTCCAAACTAAATTTCTTATTAACTCCGTCTGCAACGTAATTTAATACCTTTACAGTGGCCGAACCATCGCTTGGTCTATCGAATACTTTAATTGCAACACTGTCTACAACTTGTCCAGGAACTACTTCTTCTGGGGCTCCACTAGTATTAGTTGTTACAAATCCATCTCCGTCAACAATAATATCATCAGGATTCAATCCGGTAGCAGAATTATACTCCAAAGTTCCTCCATCAAGAGCAGTGTCAAAATCACTTGCGCTGATAGGAACTGCTCCGTCGCTAGAACTTTTACGGAATATAATAACGTCTCCAGCTATTAGTGTATAGGTACTCGGTATTGTGATAATCGGTGCAGTTCCATCTGCTATGTAAGTGGACATTACTGCATTTGGATTTCCCGTACTCCGACCTATCATCGAGCCCGATGCGGATACTAATATATATTCCGGGCCTGCCAACGTTGCGGATATTTTAAAAGTTCTATTCGTTGGTATTTCTTTAATATAATATGTGGTAGCAGGTTGTATATTACCGAATAATGTTCCAGTAAATCCAATGGTATCTCCAATATTGAATGTGATTGGAGTTATTGTAGTTACGATATTGGTGCCAGCTTCTGTGCCAGTAATAACCCATTGTTTAGCAAAATTTTCATCATCAATCCTAACTGGATCAAAACTAGTAGTAACATTAATTATCGCGCCGGCAGATGGCGGTTCAGATAATTGTAGAGACACGCTTGTCAAATATCTAAAATCAATTGGCGCAGCCAATGATCTAACAAAATTAATTTGTATTCCTGCTAAAATATCTCCGTATAAAATATTAGTCAATATTACTTGATTGGTAGCAGTTAGAATTTGTTTTATTGATGTTCCGTCAGCAATCGCTCCTGGAATACTGCAATTTGCTAAATCCCCTACTTTTAACCCAGTTATATTGTTTAAGTTCACAGTAGCGGCAGGTGCGGCCGCTACTTGACTCAACGGCATTGTGCCCTGAGCAGAACTTACTGGGAATACTGATCCGCCAATAGTTGCACTCACTGTAAACAATGTTGGAGATACGATGTCTTTTACGTAATAAGTAACTCCGGTAGCAAGGCCGCCAAAGACAGCACCGTTAAATTGAAAGGCCAATCCTGAAAATAACGATGCTGTTGGAGCAGTAAGATAATTGCTACTGGTTGCATATTGTATAACCATATTACCTGTTCCGCCTGCAACAGTGAATTCTGATCCGCCAACACTTGCGCCAACTTTGAATGTGGTTGAATCTATAATAGCTACAACATAATATGTTAGATTTGTAATGAATCCACCAAAACTTCCTGATATGATTTTAATGGCTTTACCAAGACTTAAATTTGTTGTTGATGCAGTTTTGAGATAATTAAAACCTGTCAAAAGTTGAGTCACTGAGATCTGTTCAGTTGATGTAGCCGTTACATTTACAGTTAATCCAGCAACTATTTTATTTAAATAAATTTGAATAGCATCAACAAATGTATATGCGGAAGGAAGTGTATATATTAATTGTGAGCCATCTGATGTAAATGACGTATTAAATATTTTAGAATAATAAACGTTGATATTCGTAAACACTTCGGGCATATACGGAAGTGTAAAACTACGACTTATTACTGTTTCGTTGCTAATCGTTACTGCATAATCGCTATATGTATTTTCGTATGAGTCCCATAAATCTTGCATAAACCCAATACTACCCCAACCTTGAGATACACTGTAATCAAGACCGGTGACAATTACGCCACCATAATCAACACCAGTCATTAGCTGATCTAACGACTTGCCTAATTGTCCAGTTGTTGGGTTATAATAATATTGTATCCTATCGCTAGCATTTAATAAATCGATATCTTTTAAATATTCAACTGTAAGTGTTGAACCCAATGCTGGTGCTGTTTTTAAAGTTATAAATCCACTGTAAGTTGTATATCCCTTTGCAGTTGATTTAACTGTTGTCAATGTGTAGTTGTCTCTGAGTATAAGAGCGTTGT